TTAACACAACTAAAGGACAACAAGTTTGTGCTGGTATTAATAATTTGTTTACAGAAGTTATATGGTGGTATCCAACATCTAGTGCTACATTTAATGATAGATCTGTTATTTATAATTATGGAGCAAAAGCACCTCCAGGTGAAATGGGTAATTGGTACACAAATACAAATACTAATTTTAACAGAACAACTTGGATTGATTCATTAATATATCCAAAACCTTATGCAACTGCTTACAATAGTTCTAACACAGGAACCTTTCCTGCAATCGTAGGTGAAACTGGATTAGGTGGTAGTACAACTGCTTTACTTTCTTTTATACAATCATACAATTTTGCTTTACAAACCGATCAAGGTATTGGTGAATATTTTTTAGCTATGAGAAGATTTTTACCTAATTTCAAAGTATTAACTGGAAATAACCAAGTAACTGTATCTGTTTCTGATTATCCGTCAGAAGACGCAACAGCTACTACTTTAAGTCCCTTTACAATTACGTCAGCTACAACTAAAGTAGATACAAGAGCTAGAGGTAGATACGCTAACGTAAAAATAGAAAACACAAGTTCAGGTGAATCTTGGAGATTTGGTACATTCCAAGCTGACTTACAACCCGATGGAAGAAGATAATGGCAAAGATAGTAGTAAGATTACCAGAACCAAAAAAAGAATACACAGAAGATAACCAAAGACAAATTAACAGAGCTTTGGCTTCTGTAGTAGAACAATTAAACTCTACATTTTTAAGACAACAAAAAGAAGACCAAGAACGATTTACTTGGTTAGGATTAGGTTAATGGCAAATATATATAAGAACGAAAAAACAAGTTTAACAAATACAGATCTTACAACTTTGTATACTGTACCAACTAATTCAAGAGCTATTGTTAAATCCATATTAGTATCAGAAGATAATGGTGGTGCAGCGGTTGTTAAAGTTACTTTAGTAAATTCATCGGCAACTAGTTTTGTAGTGGATAATGATGTAAATTTATCTGCTAATCAAAAAGAACAAGTATTGAGTGAACCTTTAATAATGCAGGAAAGTGAAATATTAAAAGTTCAAGCAAGTAGTGGTCAAGTAGATGTTGTTGCATCTATATTAGAAATAAATAGGGAGGACAGATAATGTCGTTTATAGAAACAGAAGCTTCTGTTAGGTACGAAATAATTAATGGTAAAAGAGTACCAGTAATTACACCTAAATGTGAGGTAACGTTAACAAATACAGTTACAGGTAAAGAATATAAGTCAGACGCAGAAGCGTTGGCAGATGTACAAAATCCTGAGACTTCTACGGAATCTGGACACATCCGAAGAGATGTAAAAGTAACCGTTGAAGAGATACCTTTGGGTGCTGCTACTAATATATTCTAGATTGACTGTGAGGAAAAAAACAAGTAAAATGAAAGATACAGCCTATATCAAGCTTGGCTGCCTTGCATTTCACTACACAAATTAGAGATAAAATATGGGAATTTTAAAAAAGATATTCAGACCAGTTCGTAAAATAGCAAAAAAAATTATACCTAAAGAAGTAAAACCTTTTTTACCTTATCTTGCTGCTGCTTATTTTGGACCCCAAGCTGCCAAATTGGCGAGCACTGGTATTTTTAGTAACCCAGCAGTAACAAAAGCTTTAATAGCTGGTACCACCTCTGCGGCAACAGATGAAGATGGTAATCCTTTAAGAACAGCTGCGTTAGCTGCTACTCCAGATTTTTTACAACAAGGTTTAGGTAAAGCTGGTAAATTTTTAAATGTTCCTACAGTTGCTCCAGACGCTGTGCAAGGAGCAAGTATAAAAGGAGATATTTCTGGTCTTTTAACTAAAGCAGCAGACTCAGATCTGCTAAATGTAGCAACTGATCCTTTTGGTCAACGTCAAGGTTTAGGACAATTAATAGATGTTGGAAAAGTTGTTGGTGCACAAACCTCTATAGATCAAGCTGCAAAGTTAGCAGAAATTCAACAAGACGAAATAGATAAGTATAATGAAAATTTAAGAAAACAAGGTGTGTTAGATAAAACTAAAAGAAGATCAGCAATTTTAAATATTTATTTAAATGCAGGTTACGAACCTAGTTATGTAAATAGTATGTTAGACAGATATGGATATGAAAGTGGTGGAAGAATAGGTTTTGCAGGTGGTCTTGGTATCTTTGAGGATGAGGACATATTAGAACAGATATCTAGAGGATACAAAGGTTCTAAAGCTGCTCTAAAAGATATGTTTACAAAAAAGAAAAAGAAAAAAGAACCTAAAAAAATAGTTGGTAAAGAAGGTGACGTGTACAATATTTATACTAATGAAGATGATGAAGAAACAATTAGAGATAATGAGTTTAATGATGCTTTGATGAGAGCAAAAGAAGGAATTGAAATGGCTTACAAGACACCTGGAACAGCACCTACTCCAATGATGAAATTCGCTAGAGGTGGTGAAGTAGAAATAGAAGAACAAGTGGATGATTTAGGTATTATGGATTTAATGAGAGACCAAGGAGTTGAATATGGTGAACAAGTGTCTAACACTCAAAACGATCAAATTTTAGAACTGCTTTTTGAAAAATATTTAGAAATGGGACTCTCTCCCAAAGATGCTGCAGAGGCAGCACAAAATGAATTTGATAGAATGGGTAAAAAATCTGATGAAGGTATTATGCAAATGGCATCAGGATATAAAACTGACATAGAAGAAATGTATGAGCAATATGTTTTTGAAATGGAAGAACAAGGATTACAACCAATGTCTTTCTCACAATTTTTAGCACAAGCTAGATCTGGTATGGCTGACGGTGGTGAAGTATCTATAGGCCAAATAGAAATGTTAATTAAAAGAGGTGCTGATAATGATCTTATAAAAGAATATACTGGCGCTGCGGATGGTGTAATTGATCAAATAAGAGATGCTATGGAAAGAAAAAAAAACATGGCTGACGGTGGTAAAGTAAAAAGAAGAAAAAAAGGTGAGCCAGCAGACGAGATTATAGAAACAGAAGAAGAAATTTTTTTAGATAAAATGCCAAGACCAAGAAGAAGACAAGGTATTATGGAAGCAGCTGATGGTGGTATAATGGAAAAAGATATGAGAGGTGGTGGATTCATACCTGAAGGTTCTAAAGAGAGAGCTGATGATGTACCCGCAAGATTATCTAAAAACGAATTTGTAATGACAGCTGATGCTGTTAGGGCAGCAGGTGGAGGAAGTGTTAACAAAGGTGCAAAAAGAATGTATGATATGATGTATAACTTAGAAGGAAAAGTATAATGGCTGAAACAATAACAAGACAACTCCGTGAACCATTTGTAGAATCAGCTGGTTTAGGTATTACAGATAGAGGTTTACAACTTCTTAAAGATCCTATTCCTACAGCTACATATACCGGTAG